ATCGAAGGCTTCTTAGAAAGTTCTGCTAGTGACAACCATCGTGTTATTCCGATGATTTCGGTAAAACTTCCTTACCTAAGACTGTTAAATTATAATACAACCATCAAAGTTGACGATAAAGGCTTTGATGCTACGAATCCTGGTGTATGGTGCGTCCCTTTAGAGGATCTCACTAAAAGAAAGTACTTTACACCATGGAGTGCCTACAAAGGCGACACACCTGTAAACCTAAACAAGGAAATATAAAATGAGTGAAGAAGTTAAAGTTGGCAACCTAAACAAGGCCGTTAAGCGTCCTTTGCCTAAGTCTGCTGGTGCTGATGAAGCAGTTGCAGAATCAACTGGGAATGATGGCATTGCAGAGTTGAATAAGAAAATGGACAAGCTTCTAGAATTTGCCCAGGCAATTGACTGGAAGATGTGGGTATACTTAAAAGCTAACAACTACATTGATTAAGGAATAACATGTCAACAGACATGATTTGGGTCACCTTCCGCAAAGAAGGCATTCACAAGTATCCGGCAGCACTTACTGACCCTAAGTTGGCTACCGGCGGTGCAGATGACGTAAGTTTCTTAGGCTATCCGCATCGTCATATCTTTCACTTTAAAGTTTATCTAGAGGTCTTTCATGACGATAGAGATGTAGAGTTCATTCAGTTCAAGCGTTGGTTGGAAAACTTATATAACCAAGGAACACTTGAGTTGAATCACAAGTCCTGTGAAATGATTGCAGATGATCTATATGCACAGATCAAAGCAACTTACACAGATCGTAAAATTTGGATTGAAATTTCGGAGGATGGCGAAAATGGATGCCTCAAACAATATTAAACAACACGTAAAATTCAATCGCGGTGGTGACCGTGGTTACAACAATGGCTATCAAGCTCGTAGAGCTGGCCTTAACATCAACCACATCAAATTCGACTTGCTGAAAATCAGTGAGTTGTATGATGGTGTATTGACAGCAGACCTAGGGCACTTGCCACTAGACTTCTACAACCAGTACCTTACAGACTTATGTAAGGATGGCATGATTTACAGTTATGCTATTGATACTCCTGAGTTGCGTACTCATGAGGCAAGTGGAGATCGTAGCTTCACTTATACAATCAATGTGCAGTCTGCACAAGACCGTGCCAGCAAGGCACTTAAGATCCATGTGGGCTTTTACAAAAGCGCATGGGCGCCAGAAACTGTACACACACCCGATGGGTTGTGCTGTAACCCAAATCGATTGGTGCTGTAATGCGTAAGCTCTTCTATATGGGTCTAGAGCCCTATGAAGGGCGTTACACGCTTCAACTCCAGCAATGGAATGAAGCTGTATTCAAACGCCGTGGCATTAACTATGTTATAGTGCCTGGAAGTACTATTGACAACACCAAAGCTATCTCCGTAGGACAAGTGTTAGACGCACATGGACGCAGTTACTTTGGTATGAGTCAAATGATGAACCTGGTGCAAATGATGCGCCGAGGTGATGTCACCAATGAAGATGTTATCTATTTTGAAGACATGTTCCAACCTGGCATTGAAAGCTTGCCTTACATCTTAGACCAGGTACCTTCTAACTTACGTCCACGTATCTTTGTTCGTTGTTTGGCACAAGCTATTGACCCTGATGACTTTGTTCATGTATGGGGCATGAGCAAGTGGATGAGCACATATGAAGCAATGGTTAATGAATTTGTAACAGGTGTACTTGCTACAAATGAAGAAATGGTAGCTCATATGCGTATTGCTAACTGGACTGCTCCTATCTATAACATTAGCGGGCTAGCATTTGGCAAAGATGAAGTACGCAGTCGTGTTAATAATAAACTAAAGTCTTGGCCGGAAAGAGCTAACCGTGTTGTATTTGCCGCAAGATTTGACCAAGAGAAGCAACCAGACTTCTTTATGGACATGATTGAAGCTTATAACAATCAATGGCCAGGTGTGCCGGTAGAGTTTGCAGTACTAAGTGGCGGGCCGTTGCGTAGCAACAATCCAAAGTACTTGGAACGTGCTTACAAAATGGCAGAACAAAACAAACTCAAAATTTACGAAGGTCTAAGTAAAAATGAGTATTATAGTATTGTTAATGATAGCCGTGTACTGTTTAACTGTGCTTTGCAGGACTGGGTATCTAATACTGTAAGTGAAGCTGATGCGCTTGGTTGTAATGTGCTATATCCTGCTTATCGCAGTTTCCCTGAAACATTTGCCAATGACCATACAAGACTCTATGTTCCATGGAGCATTGATGATGCTGTAAGTAAACTTCGTATCCAACTATCTGGCCCGCATGTACGTCAAGGTAAGATTAGTGATTGGAACGATGGCACTATTGATCGCATTATTGACATTATGGAAACTGCTGGCACCGTTGCAGAAGGTGGCATGGAATGTAAGGCTACACCTTGGAATCGTTCAGGTAATCGCTATCGAGACCATGTATCAGGAGCAAAGTACTAATGGACAAGTGTGTAGCTATAACTGGCTGTAATGGTTATATTGGCGGGCAAACTGTTTTAAGATTTAAGGATCTAGGATATCACGTTATCGGAGTAGATAGGAATACTACTGCTCCGTGGATACGTGGTATTGTAGATTCCTTTGTCACTGGCGACTTTACTAATCCTATGTTTATTAATTTAATGATTGATAAGAATCCATCAGCACTTATTCACATTGCTGGCACAAGTTTAGTTGGACCTAGTATGACTGATCCGGGGCCTTACTATCTAAACAACGTAGGCAATACTGCTCGTCTATTAAGCACACTCGCCAGCAGAGGTTGGAAGAAGACTGTGGTGTTTAGTTCCAGTGCCGCAGTTTATGGAGACCCTGGTAATAATACATTAACAGAGCAAAGCAATAAGGCTCCGATTAGTCCTTATGGTCAAAGTAAGTTGATGGCAGAGCAAGTGCTTCGCGACTGTGCAAAGGGTTACGGTTTTAGAACTGTGGCTCTGCGTTATTTTAATGCATGTGGTGCTGATAGTCGAGTAAGGCATGGTCAATTGAAACAAGCAACTCATTTGATTGCTCGCATCATGGAAACCATTGTTGACAAAGGTGTGTTTACTCTTAACGGCGCAGACTACCCCACTACTGATGGAACCTGTGTACGTGACTATCTACATGTAGAAGATATTGCCAACGCACATTACCTATCAACATTGTATTCCGAAGGCATGGCTCCGGGCTCGTCAGCAGAGTTTAACCTAGGTTCTGGCCAAGGTGCAAGTATCAAAGAAATTATTGCCAGTGTTGAACGTATCACAGGAAGAATGGTATTAACGCATACTGGCCCAAGACGAGAAGGTGACCCTGCTACACTAGTTGCCAGTGCATATAAATTTAAAAAAGAAACAGGTTGGAAAACTGATTCTAGTAGCATAGACAACATTGTACGTTCAGCATGGGCGTGGTACAACTCTACTGAATATAAAAATAAAGCATAATATGAAATTTGTCAACTATGATATAGGCGGTAAAGTAGTCAAGCAAGACGAACGTTACATAGTCAAAGATAATACAGAGCTAAAAAATCTTATCGTTAGCTCAACTACGTTACATCGTGGAATGAGTACAAGCGGTCATAGTCACGCAGGGCAAGAAGAAGTTTACAACTTTATTTTTGGTACAGGCGAAATGGAACTTGACGGTGATAGATTTAAAGTCTATCCCGGGGATGTTGTTCTTATTAAGGACGGAGTATTTCATCGCGTACACAACACAGGTGCATGTGATATGTACTTTGTGTGCGTGTTTGATGGGAAAAGGAATCATCAATGAGAATTGGATTTACTTGTTCTACTTTTGACTTGCTACATGCTGGCCATGTTTCTATGTTGCAAGAAGCAAAGACACAATGTGATTATCTAATTGTAGGATTACAAAACGATCCTACACTAGATAGGGCAACAAAAAATAAACCTATCCAAAGCATCATTGAACGCCAGATGCAACTACGTGGAAATAAGTACGTTGATGAAATTTGGGTATACAATACCGAAAAAGATCTAGAAGACTTACTTTTAATATTGCCGTTGAATGTACGTATTTTAGGTGTTGAGTACGAAGGTAAAGAGTTTACTGGTAGAGAAATTTGCCACAAACGAAATATAGACTTATACTTTAACGGACGTGACCATAGTTTCTCATCTAGTAGCCTTCGTAAGCGAGTTTACGAAGCTGAAAAGGAAAAAAATGCAAATCAGAGTTAAAGAAAATCCTAAAGAGTTTGGTAGCTGTGGTTGTGGTCGTAGTCCAACTGGAAAGTGTATTGGTTGGCACGGACTAAGCGAAGAAGCATTTAAAGATGCACTAGAAAAATATCTAACAAATCAAGAAGATACTAAAGGAGATAATGTATGAAGATTAGAGACTTAAAAGAATCGGTAGTCAATGACGATTGGTTCACTGATGGTGCTTTCACTACATTTAAAAAAGCGGCACCAGTTAAGTATGAGGTTGCTAAAACAGCAGGAACTGTAAAAACACTAGAAGGTCCTGTTAACTACGAGGCCGGCCATTATATCATGACAGGCCCAAAAGGTGAACAATATCCTATTACTGCTGAAAAGTTTAAAACACTTTATGATGATAATGGTAACGGCACAGGTACTCCAAAGAAAATTAATAAACATGCTAAACTAGCAGATCATGATGGCACACTACATACGTCATGGGGAGACTTGGCATATACAAAAGGTAACGACTATATTGTTAGACACGGACCCGGAGATTTTGGTGCTGTCAAGAAAGACATCTTCCACCAAACATACGATACATCGCAGGAGAAATAAATGGAAGTTGTTATCTATAGTAAAGAACCATGTCCTTATTGCGACATGGCAAAGAACTGGATGAAAAGTAAAAACATTGCTTTCACAGAACATAAAATTGGTACTAATGGTTTTACTCGCGAGAACTTGTTAGAAGCCGTTCCTTCGGCCCGTACTGTTCCACAAATTGTAATTGATGGTAAATTAGTTGGCGGCTGGGATGACTTGCGTAAAAGTGAGTTCTATGCCAACGCAAATCAAGGATAAAGTCTACTCGGCAAAGACTGCCGCCTCATTGTTCACACTCAAAGACATTAGGCGGTGGTTAATTGATAACTGTAAAAATAGATGGACTGCAACTGATTACAAAGGAAACGACTTTAACTGGCGTAAACTTAGTAAGATGAATGCAGATAAGGATATAATGTTAGCACCAGACTTTAACATTACTATATTGATCCACTTTAAAAAAGCAGAAGACTTGATGCTTTACATGTTAAGTTGGCCAAGTGAAGTCTTGCTAAATCCCTAAATAAGTGCTACAATAAACAATATGACATCCACGTCATTAACTCGGAGAAACAAAATTGACAAATAAAGAAACAGGCCTGGACGCAATGGCAGGCGATGGCGGATACCAAGAAGCGTATCTAGGCGATCATCTTCGCTTTAAGATGAAACGTGAAGGTAAACGTTTCTGGGCAGGCGACAACATTAGTGATTACCTGCATGAAGGTGATATAGAAAAACTAATCGATGAAGCAACTCCTGCATTTGAACAAGTGTTGGACAGTTTGCTTATTGATCGCGAAACCGATCCAAACTCAAAAGGTACCGCAAGACGACTTGCTAAAATGTACTTCAACGAAATTATGGCAGGTAGATATGACCCAGCACCAGACGCAACAGCATTTCCAAATGACTCAGCGGATCGTTATGAAGGTATGCTTGTTGTACGTAGTGAGTTGCGCTCTATGTGTAGCCATCATCACCAACCCGTTAATGGCGTTGCTTATATTGGTATTATTGCTTCTAGCAAACTCATTGGCCTTAGCAAGTATACCCGCATCGCCCAGTGGTGTGCAAGACGAGGTACTCTCCAGGAGGAACTTTGTAATGACATTGCTAGGGAAATACAAAAAGCAACCGGGGCAGAAAACTTAGGCGTGTACATTCAGGCCACACATGGATGCTGTGAGAATCGTGGCATCATGGCGCACTCGTCCTTGACTCAAACCACTGTACTCAAAGGTAGTTTCAAAGACGATGCAGGTACAAAGAAAGAGTTCTTTGACAATATTAAAATGCAACAAGAATTTGCCCCACGGTGAAGCATGGACGATGACTCAAAGAACAAACTTAAAGATGTTCTATCTGCTATAGATCCTGTTGAGTTTAAATGGGATGAAACCAACATGTCTTCGCAGACTGGTTTTATTGCAGAAGAAATTGAATCTGCTCCAATAGATATAAGTGGTACCTATGATACTATTAGCTTAGGTCCACTTAACCCTATTGATTTAGGAAACATAACAATAACAGGTATAGGTGCGTCTGGCAGTAGTGGTGCATACCTTAGTAGCAATGGAATTGGACAGTCTACCTATACTATAGGTTCAAGTCAGCCTTCGATTAATATAGGGTCCGACGGTACAAAAAGTTTCATTCAAACTAACAAACATAAAATTGACATAGACGAGTTAGGTGACATGATGGCAACTCTTAAGAAACGATTGCTCATCTTAACACCAAACTTTGAAATGCATGAAAAGTATCCAATGCTTAAAGAAATGTATGATGAGTATAAAGCAATGGAAAAGTTATTAGGCGGACCCGATTCAGATGAGCAATAAACTATCATTAAGCTGGCAAGATGTGCAGTACTCTGTACAGGAAATACTTCGTCAGATGCAAAAGCAAGATTGGTGTCCAGACATTGTAATAGGTGTTGATCGAGGCGGCTTACCTATAAGCACAATGATTAGTCATTACTTGGGTGTACCGCATGAAACTGTTAAGGTGTCATTACGCGATGATCCACAAACTGAATCTTTACTATGGGCGCCAGAAGATGTAATAGCTGGAAAAAAGATCCTGCTTGTCGATGACATTAACGATTCGGGGGCAACACAAAAATGGCTCATTGAAGACTGGGCCTCTAGTGTTGCTGGCGTTGAGCCAGATTTTATTAGTAAGTATTGGCATCTTTCTGTGCGGTTTGCCGTTTTGGTTGACAATGAATCTAGCGGCCAGTATACTGACTACTGCGGTATGAGTGTTAACAAAGTAGAGAATGATGTTTGGATCGATTTCCCATGGGAATCTTGGTGGAATAGGAGTACATTATGAAGGTTGGATTTAGTTTAGGTCGTTGTATTCGTGACATCGTTAACAATGAAGTTGACATTGACGATGTTATTGTAATTATATCAGGCACACGATTCGAAACACAAGAGCAGTTAACTGCTATTGTAAACGAATACATGTATCGCCCTGGATACTTGGATGGATTAGAAGAGTCTGAATGCCAAGGTGTGGCTAGTGTACTATTCCGTGAAGGAAAGATACACCAGCCGCGCAACTTTGGTATATATAGAACTATGATGCCAGAAGGTGCTGTGTGGGCAGACCTGTTCCCCACTGGCGGACATGCGGACCCAATGGTAAAAGAAGCATGGCAGACATATAGAGGTATGTTGGGAATTACTGGTAATAAACCAGATAACAAAGAATATCTCGAATCTAATTGGAAAATATAAATGACTTATGTAGTTACTGAAAGTTGTGTCAAATGCAAGTACACTGATTGTGTAGATGTATGCCCCGTTGATTGTTTTAAAGAAGGTCCTAACTTTATTGTTATTGACCCAGATGAGTGCATTGACTGTGGAGTATGCGTTCCAGAATGCCCAGTTGATGCAATTTTTGCAGACACTGATGTTGATGCAAGCCAACACCCATTCATTGCATTAAATGCAGAACTTAGTAAAATTTGGCCAACAATCTTAAAAAAGAAACCGGAACTAGATACCGCTGAAGAATTTAAGAATGTCAAAGACAAAAAAGACCTATTGGAAAAATGACTGGTATCTTAAGCAAGAGGGAACAAGCACTCAATGACCTCATTGATAGATCTAAGTGTGCCAGGTTGCAAGAAAAGTTTAAAGGCATTGCGGCATTGCCTTTGGCATTACCTAAATTTGAATTAGATGATGTTAATAAATTTTGGGAAATATGGAATGCAAATGTTACCACTGTTTCTAGGCAAGTAACGCTCGGCGATCGAGGATCAGAAGGTGCACCAAATCCGTCATTGGAAAGAACGCAATGGGACGGGCTAGCACTTTACGAAGATCCAACATTGTTGGGCGAAGCGGCATGGCGGACTGTAGTATCTGAAGAGCTAGCAGACTCACAAAAAAATTATGTCAAGTCTATATTTGATCTTCTCCCGTTTCAACGTATTAGATCTATTAGACTTTGGAGTGCTCATAGAAAAATAACCCCACACTACGATGGCAACATGCCGCCAACACTAGATAGAGTTTTACAATTTCCTGCTGAGATTCGAATCATGCTTGACGATAAAAATCCAACAGAGACTTTTTGGGTCTGCTCAAATACAAAGTATAAACCAAACCAGCAACATCCAATCCCCAATAACGACAAGCTTTATGTTAAGCTACCAACTGATTCAAATGCATTTGCTTGGAACAACGAAAACTTCTTGCACGGCGCTGATTACGATCCAAGATATAAAAAAATATTGGTTGTAGTGAAAGGTTGGGTTGACTTAGATAAACTTGAAACACTGATTGATGCAAGCATTGACAAATATCCTGAATTTATATTGAAAGAACTAAATGAATAATATTATCATCCAAGGCCAAGGCGTAGTCGGTCAAGCCACAGAACTTTTTCTAAAAAACTTCAATCCCTCAATTGATATTGTCTTTAATGATCCGCCAAAGGGTATTTTTGTTAACAATGAAGCATGGACAGAAGCTGAGTATCTAATAATTTGTGTTAACACAGACTTAGATGATTCTCTTCCAATTCCAGAAAACTCTACAGCTAATGTTGACTCTGCAATCAATGAAGCGTTAGAAAAAGGTTTTAGAGGTAAAATTGTTCTTCGCAGTACGTCGAGTGTTGAGTCTGTTCAAAAGCTATTAGATTTCTTTGGCGAAGACTTAATTGTTTGGCCCGAGTATATCAGGGAAGCAACATGGCAAGAAGATGCCGTGAATCCAAGTGTAATTGTGTTAGGCGGCAATGCTAAAGAGTTTTCTGACTTAGTAGCAAGCTATCCTGGTCTTACAATTATTACCGACCCACTGGAAGCAATGATAGCAAAACTATCTACCAATACATTTTTGGCTATGAAAGTTATTTTTGCTAATCAAGTATCAGAACTTTGTAATGCACAAGGTGCTTCTTATGACGTTGTTAAACAACTCCTAACACATGAAGGTCGATTAGGTTTTAGTCATTGGTCAGTTCCTGGCGCTGATGGCATGCCAGGTTTTAGTGGTAAGTGCTTTCCAAAAGACGTTAAAACATTTGAAGCGGCCCTTGTTAAGTCAGGCATACCAATTGATCTGATCAGAGCCATTACTGTATTAAACGAATCAATGAGGTCCAATGAGCAATAAAGACTGGGATACTATTGTAAAAGCGTTGCATTCGTTGGGTAAAACGGATAGAAACGAACTTGACACGCAATGGATACTATGCTACAATGATGGTACTAGAAAGCTTGTCTTAGATCATACTCATGACAATCTAGAAGAAATATTACAGGCATTTGAAGATTTCTGTAAAGGTGCTGGGTTTATCTTTGATGGCTTTGCTATTGTTGACGAAGATGGAATTCCAGTTAACGGATTAAACTCTATAGCAAAATTGGAAGTTGGCGATGAAGATCAAACTGGTTAGTGATTTACACCTTGAGTTTGAAGACATTAACATTAAAAACGACAAGGACTATGACGTCCTTATTTTGTCTGGTGATATTCTGGTCATCAACGACTTGCACGACCATCCAGAAGAAAAGTACAGCCATTTAGACATTGCGGCATTAAAGTTTGGACAGGCTCGTGCCCAACTATTCCGCGACTTTTTAAAGCGTTGTAGTTTTCAATTTCCACACGTTGTTTATGTTGCTGGTAACCATGAATTTTATCATGGTGAGTTCCATAGGGGTGTTGAACATATACGTGAAGAATGTGCTAAATTTCTTAACATACACTTCTTAGAACGTGATTGCCAGTTCATTAATGGAGTAATGTTTGTAGGTGGTACATTGTGGACCGACATGAACAAAGGTGACCCTCTTACCCAACATGCCATCAGTGACATGATGAATGACTTCCGTGTTATTAGAAATGACCACCACGGATATACAAAGCTACGCCCTGCTCATGTTATTGATCGGCATCGTAAAACACTTGGTTACATTCAACAAATTGTTGATGCTAATAAAGACAGGAAGTGTGTAGTTGTTGGACACCATGCACCTAGCTATCAAAGCATAGGCGAGCAGTACAAACATGATACACTTATGAATGGTGGCTATGCCAGTGACCTAAGTGAGTTTATCTTAGATCGTCCACAGATTAAACTTTGGACACACGGACACATGCACCAGACATTTGACTATATGATTGGTGAAACAAGAGTTGTTTGTAACCCACGTGGTTATGAATCGCACGGTGAAGTGTCGGGTTGGAACCCAGATATTTTAATTGAAATTTAAGGAGTTATTATGATTAGCTTACAGCAATTTTTTGAAGCAACTGGTTATCGCATTACCGAAGGCGATACATACGGCTGGAACTGTTATGGATCTAATGCACATCAACTGAGTGCGTGGAATGGTGTTCATGGCGCAGGTGGATGGAGTGCCAACATTGTGTTTAGCACAAAGAGCCAAAAAGTGTACGAAGTAGAAGTATGCGACTACACAAACGATCGTGCATATCGACTGATCAATCCTAAATATAAAGCCAAGCACGACCAAGAAGGTACCCAACGTGGCGAGTTTGGAAATCAAGCTTGGGACGATGTTGACTACACTGACTTAGATGTAGAAGAAGACTTTCTTGAAAAGCTAGTAGCTATTGTCAATGGTGAGGACTATGACACTAGAGTACAAGTGTCAGTTGACTTTAGTGATGATGAATTGTTAAAGTATATGAAGTTAGCTCATGAACGTGATATTACTTTCAATCAGCTTGTCGAAGAAGCACTTCGAGCCGCAATTGAAAGGTATAAGTTAGATGAATTTACAGAAGACTATGGACAGGATCTAGGTTGACATGGATAATAAACTACATGAAGTGATGAACATTCTTAGTGAAGAATGTGCCGAGGTGATTCAAGCAGTTAGCAAGTGTCACCGCTTTGGTTTGGATAACCTCAAACCAGGAAAACCTTTAACTAATGCACAACACCTAGAAGGTGAAATTGGTGATTTACTTGCCATGGTAGATCTGTTAAAATTAAAAGGAATTGTAACAGAAGCTGGCCTTGATAAAGCAAAGCAAGCCAAAATTGAAAAACTGAAAGTGTGGTCTACTATCTATGAATGAATTTAAAGTAAGTGAAGTCTTTTACTCCGCACAAGGCGAAGGACGCTTTGTAGGTGTACCTAGTGTATTCTTCCGTACATTTGGTTGCAACTTTAAGTGTCCGGGGTTTGGCTTGCCTGCAGGCGAGAAAACAACAGAGCCAGATGACATTGGTAAGGAAGTTCACTTATACAAAACATTTATGGACTTGCCGTTGGCACAAACAGGATGTGACAGCTATGCAAGCTGGCATCCTGCTTTTAAACATCTTAGTCCAAACTACTCTGTAGAGCAAAGTATTGATACAATGCTAGATCTTACTCCTAATCATAAATGGATGCAAGACAATGGTAATGATGTACACTTGGTTATTACAGGTGGTGAACCGTTACTAGGATGGCAAATGTTGTATCCAAGTTTGTTAAGCAACTCGCGTATGCAAGACTTAGAGAATTTAACATTTGAAACCAATGGTACTCAAAAGTTGCACGATGACTTCCACACATACCTTTTTGAAGAGTGGACTCGCTTTGGCAGAGACCGAGACTATCTAACTTTCAGCGTAAGCCCTAAGTTAAGTGCAAGCGGAGAGAAGTGGAGTGATGCTATCAAGCCTGATGTTGTTGTTGAATATCAAGCACTAGGACATACCTACTTAAAGTTTGTCATTGATAACATCTTGGATTTTAAAGAAGTAGACCAAGCAGTTAGCGAGTATCGCAAAGCAGGGTTTGGCGGCCAAGTTTATGTTATGCCAGTTGGCGGCACAGACAAAGCATACTTCTCTAACACTAGACATATTGCAGATGAAGCATTGGCACGTGGCTATCGTTATAGTCCACGCTTACATGTTGATATTTGGAGCAATGGTTGGGGCAAATGAAAGCACAAAAGCCAGCAGAGGGTATTAGTATAGACAAGAACTTTGGCGATGCCAGAGTCTTTAACGTTGAGTGTGACTGCTCTGCAGATGATCACGCTGTTAAAATGTGGATTGAAGTTCAACGTGACAAGGATATCCCAGACGTTGAGATAAGCTTTTATGTTACTACCTGGACACCAATTTGGAAAGGCTGGGGAGACCGATTAAAAGCTGTTTATGAAATTCTATTTAAAGGTGTTCATAAACAAGAGCATCATATGCTACTAAACAAGCAATCAGCATTAAATTTTGCTGAAGCCATCAAGTCTGAAATTGTAAATTTAGAGAAAAACCATCTTAAGTGATATATAGCATTATGGAAACCTGGGCACATCTTTGCAATACCAATAACAAGTTTTACACTCTTACAATTTCAGAAGAGTGTAAAGAGTGTGGCCTTAATCATAAAGTTCAGTCTTTAAGATTTGACGGATATCGTCCTACTCCGCTAATTAAACGTACAACGGAAACAAGCTTGCCTATCCGTCGTAGGATTGCCGCACTATTCTTACCTAAAGAATTACCCACAAAAATTGATGAGAACCAACACGACTATTATGACAGACAAGGTTAATACAATGGAACACGCAAATGAATCAAACCCTTGCCAGGGAATTTGCGTTATAGATGAAAAAGACTTTTGTATTGGATGTTCCCGTACATTAGAAGAAAAAGACAACTGGTACAAAGAATCTAACGAATGGCGAGACAATGTAATAGCCGAGATTAAAAAGCGCGAAAACAGATTCTTCTAAAATGACAAGTTTAAAAATCCCAAGAGTTACAAAAGAATTTGTAAAGGATGGTTTGCAGGCTTTTGATCACTACACATTTCATGAGCCTGAGGTAGTACTGAACTTTCATTTTCCTGATGTAGTTTTGTTTACATTACTTGCACATGTTAAAAAACCAAAACATATCTTAGACCTTGGCAGCTATTTTGGTATACTTCCATTTGTAGTTGAAGAAATAAGCAGAATCAACAACTGCCCAGAATCTTTCAATTGGACGTTGGTAGATAATTGTTTGTATACTAAGGAACTTGCTGGAACTATCAATGGTGATGTTACTTTTTCGAGTCGATATCTAAATCGCAATCACTTAGATAGCTGGCACGAGAATAATGTCCCAAAGTGGAAAGAAAATGTGCTATTTAAAAAGGTAGGGGAATACTACTTGCCACCTTCAACCACATTAGAATTTGAAAGGTATTGGTCTTGCTTTGCAACACACTATAAAGTGCCAAAGCCTTCAATGAAAATGTTTGAAAGCATAGATGAAGTCAAAGATACAAAATTTGATTTGGTTCACTTTGATTTAACAGCTGGTGCATCCGAGCTTAATAGAAAAATGTTTCACCTTATTGCCGAACACAAACTAAACGATGACGGTATTATTGTATTTGATGATATGCGACCACAGCATCCTAAAATGCTGGTTTTTTTCCAGTATATTTTAGCAACCAGTGATTTCAGACCTGTTGCATTTAGCACAGGAAAAATTGCAATGATGCGAAAGAAATATAAACCAGAATTTATTTTTAAAGTAGACAACGCAGGATTAAGAGAAGTCAACCATACACGTGACAATTATTTTTCTTTTGCAATGGCAGGCGGCGAAGAAACTGATTGGGGTGACTTTCTTGACCTTAGGGCAAACTAAACAACAAATCACACATAACTATTACTATGCTGAACTATATAAAGAACCTATTCAAGCGCAAGCCAAGTGCTAAGTCAATGAAAGATAATCCAGAACCATGGGTTAATGTTATTGCCGCACATGTTGATCCTAATAACCCAAAGCAAGGCTATTTTGAACTTGAATGGAACCCTGCCTTTGTACTGTTCCTAAGAGAAAATGGTTTTAGGGGTGCAACGCCAGAGGAGATTGTGGACCAGTGGTTCACTGAACTATGCCGCAATGTTGGTATGGACGGAATGGCAGATGGCTCGTTCATAGCCGAAGCTGGCCGCATGGCAACAAACAATAAAACTCGTTCTCAGGCTTGACTTTTACAGTAGCTCTTGCTACAATACACACATGAGCTATCTAATTGTTGACGCCGCTAACCTATTCTTTCGCGCACGGCACGTGATCCGTACTGGTGATCCAGAAGAACGTGTGGCCATGAGCTATCACATTATTCTTGCATCTGTCCTGCGTGAGTGGCGTGAACGACAGGGCAAGCACGTGGTCTTCTGCTTTGAAGGTCGTAGCTGGCGCAAGGATGTTTATCTTCCTTATAAAGCTAATCGTACTGAAGGTCGTGCTAAACATACTGCCGCAGAAGCTGAGGAAGAAAAACTGTTCTGGGAAAGCTTTGACAAGTTCTACGAATACATTAGTACTAAGACTAACGTAACAGTACTTCGCAATCCTGTTTGCGAAGCAGATGACTTCATTGCTCGCTGGATTCAATTGCATCCCGGAGACAACCACATTATCGTATCAAGCGATACAGACTTTGAACAATTGATTGCACCTAATGTTCAGTTGTTCAATGGTATAAGCGGCGTCTTAACTACTCATGAAGGATACTTTGATGACAAGCGTAAGCCTATCAAAGATAAAAAGACTGGTGAAGTCAAAGCCGCACCAGACCCGCAATGGCTACTCTTTGAGAAGTGTATGCGTGGCGACACCTCCGACAATGTCTTCTCTGCTTATCCGGGAGTACGTGAGAAGGGGACAAAGAATAAGGTTGGTCTCCGTGAGGCCTTTGCCGACCGAGACAACAAGGGCTTCATGTGGAACAATCTCATGCTCCAACGTTGGACCGACCATGAAGGTGTCGAACACTTAGTTCGTGATGACTATGAACGTAACCGAGCTATCATTGACCTAACAGCACAACCTGAGAATATTAAAGCTATCCTCGACCAAACAATTGCTGAAGCTGTACAGAAAGAACGTAATCCATCCGTAGGACCTCACTTTATGAAGTTTTGTGGTAAGTATGGTTTACAGAAGGCTTCAGATAATGCTCAACAACATACTCAATGGCTGGCGGCCACTTATAACTAAACTCGCTATAGCTGTACTCTTGCTATATCTTGTAGCAAAGTGTATTCCAGTTTTGGCCGCTGGCGTTGTAGTTGACAGCAAGTGGACATGTGGTCCTAGCGAAGAAGTCGGTAAAGCATTAATTACCAATGGCGAAGACATTATTGCAACTGGCGTAGTTGACGACTTGTTTGTAATGTCATTCTGGGCAAATAGAGAAACAAGGGAATGGACTCTAGTGTTAACAGATAACAAGAATCGCAATATTAGCTGTGTAGTAGCGTATGGTAGTAAACTTAGAACAATTCCTTCTACCAAAATGTCAGTTTAAGCAGTATTTAATAGGTTCATTATATACGCACTTTTGCTAAATAAGTGCATGAGCAGACCTAAGCCAACAATAATACTAACAAACACAAATCCTCGCACATACAAAAGCGAAGAAGTACTTGCGGCTGATGCTATCTATGCAGTATTTTATAAAGATAAGCCTATCAATCTACGTACATTAAACAGTCTGGTAAGCTACCCAGGACCTAAATATAAAAAAGTAAGCTTCTCTAACCCCGGACATGCATTTAACTTGTCTGACCGTTTGAATAAAATGTTTAAAACTACAGATTTTAGCGTAGTTGAACTCAAACAAGGTCGCAAAATCAATGAGTCAGGAACTAGCTTTAAAGATAACTGAGTACCTAGCTCAGTATCCAGTGCCTCATATATGGGAGGCAACAAAAATAACACCATACACGGTGTTTAAAAACTACCAGCCAGGCAAGCAAAAAGGTCTACGCTTAACTGCTTTTGGTTGGGAGTTAATGAAACCACACTTTCGATATTGGTCTTATCAAATGCCCCCAGGTTGGGCGCCAAAACCCGGACACTTAATTGGTCTAGAACAGCATCTTGACTGGCCTTACTACCACGGTGCAGGTTACTTTCGAATATTTGGGGAAAATGATGCCATGGAAATACGTTTAGTAAACGATGACATACAACTATGGCTCAATGGACTGAGCAGGAAAGCTCAACGCAAGGGTTAGGCCCTTTTGACTTCTTGCCAATAGTGTGTTAGTGCTGTTATTATGATGCCAATGAATACTGCATACGCCAAATTAAACGCAAAGGTACTCAGGGTAACTACCAACATAACTCCTGCATCTGCTTGTTTTAGCCGTAGACTTTTCCAATCAAATGTGTGATAGCATACAACGCACATAACTCCTATTAGTGCGGCCAATGGAATGTTTTCAATGACTGCA